ACGCGAAGATTCGGCCTTTTGCGGGTTTTCAATTTGATATTGACAAGAAGAAAGCGCGCGTTCACGGGCTTCAATTTGCCCTTCAATAGTCAAGGCGCCTTCAAGCATTACAACGCCCGCTTCGTTCATCTTCTGAAAGTCGTGATTTTCGCGGTTCATTTGAAGAACGAATTCTTCAGGGTTTGAGTAAACAAGGAAATCACCAAAGGAAAGGCCGTGAAATTCCGCGGCTTTGCGGTGAATTTGTTCGATTGTGTTTGATAATTGCATAATAATTAAGTATTGATTCAGGGGCTAAACTACAAAACGCGATTCGTTCCCGCAATTATTTTCGAAACTTTTTTTCGATTTTCTTTTCAGAGTTGACGAAAATCAACCTACAAATTGACAATTGTCACCAAATAAAAAGACCCCGATCAACGGGGCCTTTCCTGAATCAAAACTTAACCCGCAAGAATCACGAATCAAGGTCAAAATGTTTTGAAAGGAAGAACAAGATCAAGTGACTGAAGAATAAAATCGGAACAAGCCACAAGAACGAAATTCCTTGAATCGCCCAATATAAGAAAAAGAACGCAAGTGAAACCCAAACGTTCGAACAATAAAGGCAACCGCCCAAAGGTTTATATAAAAAGCGAAACGGGTTCTTCTTGTTTTCGTAAAAATACCGGTTCAAAAACCTGATCCAACCCGCGAAGATATTTCCTTCACGAAAACAGAAGTCAAGAAAGAATGAAGCCCCGGCCCCAACAAGGGACACAATCAAAGCTTCGAAGAACGGTTCAAAGAAACTGAAGTCGTTCACAATAAAGGAAAGCGAAAGCCCCCCGAATAGTCCGAGAAGCGCCGCGAAGAATAGTTTTGTTTTCATATTATTCGAAATCTGTCAAAGTAAGCCTAAAGAAAGGACCCGACAAAGGAACCCCCCAATCGTCAGAAAGAACGAAAGGATCGGAAGAACCCGAAGCGCGTTTCTTTGCGGTGAAGTCCATTCGATAAGCGCTGAAAGTTGGTTCGAAAATCCATTCATTATTGCCGTCGTCAAATGTTTCACTAATAACGGCGGAACCTTCCGGCGCCGTTGGCCCGAAATAATCTACATAAGGCGCCCCAACAAGTCGCGGCGGATCAAGTCGGATCGCGTAAGTTCCGACCGCGATTCGTTCACCCCCAAAGGTCGGGCGATAGATTTCTTCAAGCGGCGGTTGTGCCGGTCCGATTGTTTGAATGAAAGGCGGAAAAGTTCCCGTTTGATTCCAATCAAAAAAGCTTGATCGAAGCGCGACCGGTGGGGCCGGAATATTTGAACCGCCTGAAACGCCACAACGCGGAACGTCGTTCTTGAACTTGAAGCAACATTGACCACGGCGGGCCGTTACATAAGAAACCCCGTTTTCAGGGTCCGCACAAGCGGCCGGAAGTTTAATCTTGACTTTTATTTCGCCGTTTTCGTCGAATGTATTCGGAAGAATTAAAGGGTCGCCCGCGGTGAAGTCGATTTCGATTCTTTCAGTCAACCCGCGACGCGAAACTTCAAAAGTGAAGGTTCCGTCACAAAGCGCGTTGATTCCGAATTCAATATCGTCGCCGGCTAAATAACAACCTAAATCAAGACAATCGCAAGAACAAGACATAATTTCAAAAGTTTATTCGTCCGGGATCAAAGTTGAATTCGCGAAAATAGGAATTTGAAGAAGCTGATTTTCAAGAAAAGCAACCGTCGGAAAATTGGGGTCGGTGATAATTGCATCACAAGGCCGATCGATTCCGTCCGGGTGATTCGCGTCTTTCCATTTGATCAAAACTTCGTTTTGTCCTGATTCGTCAGAATAGAAAATTTGCGTGATCCTGAATTCGGGATCGATCAAATTGATTCCGTCTTCGGTTGTGTAATTCGAATTTAATTTGTACCGGTTGAAGTTCATATTCTTACAAAGTTAGTGATTCCGCGCCACAAGTTGAAGAAATTTCGATCGAAACGTCGAAATCGAAAAGAATGAAAGTCAAGTCTTTGTCGAATTTCTTCGCTTTGACAAGTTCTTCTTTGATCACTTCAATTGAATCAACGTTCGATTGACGAAGAACAACGCGCCCTTTCTTGATTCCTGAAGTCGGTTGAAGCTTCCAAGACAAAAGCGCGCTTCGAATTTGTGCTTCTAATTGATAGGGGTCAAATTGACAAGAAAGGACCCCAACAAGTCGAACCGGTTGAATCTGTTCAACAAACGATTCACAAGCCCCGAAACGTCGGTCGTCTTTCGCTTCTTCATAGTTGATAAAGCCTTCGCGCCATCTAATATAAAAGAAGTTCCCGTTGACGTCGGTGATCCCGGCGAAGGTCTTTTCGTTTCCGTTGGTTTCAATCCCAACCGTGACCCGGCCTTCTGAATCTTTGCGCGCGTCAAGACTGTATTTGTCGAAAGGTGTTTCGTCGACAATAGCTTCGGCGATTGATTTGATCGGTTTATTCATAGCTTCAAAAATTCTTGTTCAACGGCGTCGGTCAATAGGTCTTCAAAGTATCTTTCAACGACTTGAACTTCTTCGTTTGTTGGTTCAAAAATTATCTTCTTCCTTCTTTCTTCGTTCCCTTTCGCCTTCAGAAAGTCACGATCGTTCACGATTGCAAGAAAGACTTCGTCACCGCTTCGAACGGTCTTAAAAGACCTGATCAAGTCGCCCGTGAATTGAAGATCGACGAAAGCCGTTTGACGGCCCTTTCTTGACCTGATCTTTTCCCAACGCTTCGACTTATATTTTCCAATTTGTGAACCTTGTTGATCTTTTCCTTCGTTAAAAATTCGGCGCTTCATTAAGCCTTCAAGCCGCTTCCCGGCAAGAAGAAGAAGATCGGGTTCACGTCGCTTGATATTTGAAGCGACGACCGCGATTTTTTGTTGAAGTGTTCTTGAATCGGTCGCCACGTTTTCACCGTTTTAGTTGTTTAATAACGTAAGAAACCCCGAAAAGAAGCCCGACGGCCCCGAATAATATCAATACCCAAAACCAACCGCCCGGCCCGTTCTTGTCTTCGTGAATTACTTTGTTTGTGATTGTATGAGTTCGAACGGTGATCGTATCTTCAGGACATTCAGCTTCAACGAAAACCGAATCACCGGGCAAAGTCAAATATTTTATTTTGATTCTTGTTTCGTGATCGTAAAGAAAGACCGTGTCGTTTGATCCCGGCCCGAAGATCGTGTCGAACTTCGTTCTTTCGGTGATTATTGTCGAATCTTTGACGATCGTTTCGCGTTCAATCACCGGCGGGAACTTCCTTGAACAACGTCTTTGAGTAGCGCAAGAAGCAAGCAAAGCAACAAGCCCCGCAAATAGTATCAATTTAATCTTTTTCTTCATCTTTCTTGAATTCCTTTTCGACAAATTCGTTCTTGTATTTGTCGATCTTTTTATATAAAAAATCGGCGAACCCCCTTTTGATATATCCTAAAAGTGAAAGGTTCTTCACAAGCGAAAGAAGATTGACCAACACAAGCGGAACAAAAACCGCTTCGTTCAACCAAAAAAGCGAACTTGATCCTTTTGAAAGGGCGTTCGAAAGCATTAACAAAGCCGTGTGACTTATCAAGGTCCAAAATATACGAAGGGCCTTTTTCGTTTCGAATCGGTCGTTTCTGAAAGCAAGCGTCACCCCGGAAACGTGATCGAAAGCGATCAAAGCAATCAAGGCGATATAAGTCACCGGGGGTGAAACTATCCATTCGTCAACAAAACTTGAAGCCGCCCCAACTGAAAAGCCGCCGCCCCAAACAAGGGCCGGGAATTTAAGCTTCAGCGAACAAACGCTTTCAAAGGTTGACCAAAGTTCGACGAACGTTTCGGAAGACTGAAGTTCTTCAAGAATCTTTTCTTTCATTATTTCTTAATTATTGGACGCGTGAAACGTGTTCTTGTTGGTGAAAGTTTTGTCGTTTTTACTGCCGGACGGGGCTTCGATTTTCCGCATTTTCCGCAAGCCATATCAAAGGGGTTTTAAGGGGTTGATTCGTAGTACTTCGATTGATTACATACAACACAAACTTCGTCAATCGTTGACATAAAGCGCGGCACGCTTTCGACAAAAGTCTTTTTGTGCTTCTTGTATTGTGTTTCAAATTCGTCAAGAAGAAATTCTTCGGTTCCGTCGTCGATAATTGTCACCGGGTTCAATCGATCCGAAACAATCCATTCTTTGACAATCTGAATCCCGGTTTTGTATAAGATCAAGAAACCGATCTTTGAAGACATTAAGCAAATCAATTCTTCGTTGTCACATTCCGCGACCGCCTGAACCACAAGGCCGAACGTACTTGTTGAAGTCGTGCCGTTGTTCCAACCCCAACCGATCAAGAATTCACTTGTCTTGTTGTAGCAATTACAACCCGGCTTCAATTGTGTTTGTTTCGGTGTGACGTTTATATCTTCAATCACAACGAAGACTTCGTTCGTCTTTGAAAGATAGTTCGACTGAATTGTCGCGTGTCCCATAGCGTCGGACGTGAATTCGATCGGCGTTGTTGTTTCGCCGTCCTTGATCAATACCGTTGAAGTCGTGTCCGGTTCCTGAATTTGAACTTCAATCGTCTTGATCCTGATTCGCATAAGTCGCGAATTCCTTGTTTTAAATTTCGCCCCGCGTTCATTCGGTGAAGCGATCGCAAAAGACGTCTTGAATTGTCCGATCTTGAATTCTTCAATCAACGTATTGATTCGGAAGTAAGGAAGAAAGGCCGCTTGAATATCGGTGACAACTTCTTTTTGTGCGAAAGCAAGCTTTTTCAAGATCAAATCAAGTCCCGAATGATAGCGAACGTCGGCAATATCCGAAGCCGTTTTCAAGTTGATTCCTTCAAGGTCTTCAACGTAAAGGCCCGAAAGGGGCGAAGGCCCCCCGGAACATCTAACGCCGACAATATTGTTCAAACAATCCATTGTTAAAAGTATTTTTCAAAGTTTTCTTCGATCTTCTTGATCGCGTCGAAGTGTCCCTTCGCGATTTTTCTTGAACCCGCGTCGGTCATAGCGAAAGAAGCGTCTTTCAAATTAGTCATAAAACCGTTTTCAGTTAGGACCGCAAGACAAGAAGTCTTCCCAAGAACCCAAAAGTTCGCGGTCTTCGTTCCGCGCTTTTTCAATCCGGTCGCGGCCGGTATAGTATCGGAAAAGATTTCAGCAAGCGGAAAAGATCGGCTTGTTTTTGAGAAAGCAAAAGCCCCGCAACCGTTCGCGGAATTGAATTCGCCCTTTCCGAAAGCGTCATGATGAATGGACAAATAAACGCAAGCAAAATCGGAATCGCGCGCGATCGCGTTCGCTTTGTTTGTACGGTCCCGAAGCGGCGTGTCTTTCCAAGTGTCAACAAGGTTCGTGAATTTGAACCCTTCCTTTTGAAGCATTTTCGAAAGGTGATCAACGACGGCCCGATTTCGGACCCCTTCGATCAAAACCTTTCCTTCGAAGTCGTGACCCTTCGGGAATTCCGGCCCTCGTTTTCCGGGTGTCACCGGCTTTTGTGTTGCTGGATTTATGGCCCCGTGACCGTTGTCAAGAAACCAATGAATTCGCCCTTTCATTTCAATCGGTTTAGTCGTTTGATCCTCTGACTTCGCCTTCGGCTTTGTCTTCGGCTTTGTCTTCGGCCTTTTTGCGGCGTCCTGATCGCTTTTTCGTTGTGGTTCCTTCTTCTTGTGCGTAGACGAAGAAAACGTCGAAAGAAGCGCCTTCAATAGCGTCAAAACGAATCTTTTCATTTCTTTCTTTTGTTGCGTCAATTCCTGAAGTAATCGCGCCCGCGTTTTTTGTGCGGTTGAACCCGTTCAATCCAACGAAGACTATGCCTTTGTTTTCCTGAAGAAGTTCGATCCATTCCTTTTGAATCAACTTGTTATTGAATCGCGGGTTGATCTTGTGAAGATTTGCCGCTTCGCGTGCTTTGTTTACGTCCGCAAGCTTTCCGCCCTGAAGAACTAAAGCGTCGAAAATTTCTTTTTCCTGATCGCCTGAAACAAGAACTTGAAGATCAAGTCTTGAACCGATCGCAAAATCAAGATAGTTC